GTACTCACGGACAGTTAGTAAAGCAGTGCAGGCATCGTGCTCTGTGCAGGCTATCGCTACACGGTGCATATGTATCGTTCGAGCGGCGTCAATTGCACGAACAGCCTTGTCAGTAAAAAGCGTGTTTATGTCGGTGCTTGCTGTGCGTATATCAACCGTCGCTTTGTCGCGCAACTACTTCCGCTTGGTAGTGGCGCACAAGACCACTGTCGTTACGCTGAATAGGGTAATTAAACTAACGCGCCAGGCATACAGCCCTGTAATCGTGGTGTGTTGGCGATTCATGGACAAGGTGAGCCAGTTCGTTCTTCGCGTGGCTTACGCCTTCCGTTCGTTCGCTGTGCCGTTCTCAAGCCGAGTTGTCATCGTAGCGAACGAGCAGAGAACAACTTGCGTGCCTCCTGACAGCAGAACTGTCAGAGTTCAACCGGAGCAACTATGACCTCATTCCAAAAACAACCTGCAGAAGTATTGGACTACGACGTTGATTTCAGCGACTGGCTTGACGCCGACACGATCTCTTCAGTCGTTGCGACGGCTGCAACGGGGCTGAACGTGGCTTCGTCCATCTTCAGTAATACGACCAAGATTGTAAAAGTTTGGCTTAACGGCGGTACGACGGGCAACACATACAAGGTGACAGTGCGCGTGACGACGGGAGTAGGCCGCGTCAAAGAAGTTGATTTCAACCTTGTCGTGACGGAGCTTTGACATGGGAACAATGACCGCTCAAAACGTCATGGACAAGGTGATTACGCTCTTATCCGATCAGACGAATATCCGCTGGACTCAATCTGAGCTACTTGGCTGGATCAACGACGGCGTGCGTGAAGTCGCGCTCCATAAGCCGGAAGCCTGCGTAAAAGCGGTGAACGTCGTGCTGACCCCAAGCACCCCGAAGCAGTCCATCCCGGCAGACGGAACGCAGTTTTTGAAGGCTGTTCGTAACACCGGATCAGACGGAACAAAACTTGGGCGCGGCATCACTATCTGCGACAAGAACTCGCTCGATGGTTTCCAGCCGACATGGTATCGGGACTCCTACGGCCCAGAGATCGTGCACTTCATGTTCGACCCGGAGAATCCGCGAGGCTTTTACGTCTATCCAAAAGCGCCGTCTTCCGCATTGAACATCGAAGTAATGTATTCCTACTCTCCTGCCGACGTTGCAGCAGGCTCGGCCATCCCAGTTGATGACATCTACGCCAACGCGCTGGTGCACTACACGCTGTTCCGCTGCTACTCGAAAGACGCAGATTACACCAACGACACGAACGAAGCGAATCGGCAGTATCAGTTGTTCGCTTCGTCACTCGGTATCAAACACGAAAACGAAACTATCCGTAATCCCAATCTGTACCGCGCAGGGTTCCAACCTGACGCGCCAGCCGCCGCTAAATAAGGAGCATCAACATGGCAACCACAACCCTAGGCAACATCCTCGACCGTGCTACAACGGTGCTTCAAGATACGACGAACACCCGCTGGCCGCAAAGCGAACTGGTTGGCTGGATCAACGACTCATACAAAGAGATCGTGCTGCTCAAGCCGGATGCCAATACGCAGTCATCCACGGTATCGCTAGCTGCCGGAACCCGTCAGAAGTTAGCTGACGCGGGGAGTATCAACCTGCCGTCAGCCCTGCTGGTCATCGACGTACCGCGCAATATGGCCGCATTGTCCGACAAAGGGGTTATCCGCCACATCAAGCGCCAGATTCTCGACGACCAAGTTCCTACTTGGCATAACTCGACGCAGAGCGTGAATATCAAGCATTGGATTTTTGATGACCGGGTTCCGAAGGAGTTCTTCGTCTATCCGCCTGCCGCTGCCGGCGCGCAGGTTGAGATCATCTATTCGTCGGTCCCAACAGGTCACAGCACAACGACAGTCAACACGGCAGACACGATCAAGGTCGATGACATCTACGGCAACGTGTTGCTCGATTATGTCCTGTACCGCGCCTACTCCAAGGACGCCGAGTACGCAGCCAACGGTGGTCGCGCTCAAGGTCATCGTCAGTCTTTTGCTGAAGCGCTCGGGGCCAAGGAACAGATTGAAACCGCTCAGTCTGCCGCAGCAGTTGCACCTGCCGTTACAACCGTTCGATAAGGAGTAGGTTATGGGTGCTCTAGTTGTCACTGACAATGCGGCATCAATGCTCGCATCAACGATCACGGCGCTTGCCGGCGTCACGTCAATAACCCTATCCGATGCGTCCAAGTTCCCCGTTGTTAATCAAGGCGGCCCTGGAACCGACTGGAGCTATGTCACGCTGTATGACGCCAGTAACAATGCAGAGAACGTAAAGGTTACTCGTCGGGATTCAGGCTCTAACACGCTCACCATCGTTCGCGGAACAGCCGCTGGCATTTCAGGGACAACCGACGCGTCATGCCGAGCATGGGCTTCGACGACAACTGGAGTTGCTTGTCGATTGATCGCCCAGACGGTGAATGATGCCTTCTCTCAGCCGGTCACTACCGCTGCCGCCGCCGCTGCATCTGCCAGTGCGGCAGCAACCTCTGCCTCAAGCGCAGCCACGTCTGCCTCCAGCGCTGCTGCCAGTGCTGCTGCGTCTATTCCAAACACACAAAAAGCAGCGGTGAGCGGCGTTGCCTCCCTTGATGCAGGTGGATTTGTTGTCCAACTTGCAACGCCCAAAGACACGTCCGTCACCACGGTAAAGATTGCCGACGCGAACGTAACCACAGCCAAGATCGCTGATGCCAATGTAACGACTGCGAAGATTGCCGACGCGAACGTGACCACGGTAAAGATTGCCGACGCTGCAATTACGCTTGCTAAGCTTGCCGACAAACCTGTGTTTATCACAGACCGCCAGTGCATTATCAGCGGAGGTGTTGATAGCAGTGGTCTATCCGCTTTTGGCGGAAGTATAGGCAGCACGACCGTTACTCAAACCGGAACGCTGGTTGCAACTGCTGCGAGTGGATTTAATTCCTACGGTAGCGTTGATCGGGTTGGGTCAATCACGAACGCCTCTTGGACAGGCCTTTCTACCCCCTACGTTACCTACTACCTGTACTTGGATGTCGCTGCAGACGGCACCTGCACAACCGGCAGTACGACGCTGGCCCCTGTCTATCAGTATGGATCAAGCTACAGCAACACGAACAACCAATTCACCTTCAGCATCTCGGAGATGAAAGGGAAGGTCGGCACGGGTTCCGGTGCGAACCAAGTATGGCGAGTGTTTGTCGGTGAAGCGGTGACGACTGGTAGCGTGGTCAACACGATTACGTGGTACACGGTTGGAACTAGGTATTTTGTGCCATATAATGTTTTTCCTGCAAATTATTCGATAGCGAGTTTTACGCATAACCTTGGTTTTTTCAGTGATTCATCACCGTTAAAGGTTACACCATATCTAAAGCTCATTAACGCGGCACTTGAAGCGCAGGGCGGGACTGACGGGCAGGTGTACACGGGTATCGGTTTTGCGCTAAATGCAACAAGCCCATTTCCATGCACTCAAAACGCAAAAAATATATTTTACAGGGCGTACACCCCGCAGCAGATAAGCTACCAAAGGTACAGTGACGGGTACATCATAGGCGTGCAGCAATCAGCCGCTTGGAATATCGGCTTCCTTGTTGAGCGAAGCTGGTAATGGCTTTCGCGCAAAAGATCGTCGGGTTTCTCGGTATCACTCCGCGCACATCAGAGCGTCTAGTGACGGACATGGCGGCGCAAGTGGCCGAGAATGTTGATCTTCTGTCGGGGGAAATTCGGCCTATACGACCCCCGTTGCTTGCCAATTCTCCTTCGGTATACGGCGTGAAACTCGCAGCTTACCGGGCCTACAACGGCGTGACTGAGAAGTGGCGGACATGGGATACCGATGTCGACGTCGCTGTTGCGCCTCTGTCCCCAGATGTTGAGCAGCGTTATTACTGGACGGGCGATGGATGCCCTAGGTACGCCACGTTTACGAACTTTGGCACAACGGATTGGGCGCTTGGCATTCCAAACCCAACGGCAAAGCCATCTGCATCCGCGACGGGCGGCGTGGGAAGCACAATAAATCGCGCTTATTGCTATACGCTCTACCAGCCATCCACCGGGGAAGAAACCGGGCCGTCTCCAGTGGGCGACATCGCCTCGGGCAAAGCGGATGGAACTTGGACGATTACCGGGTTTTCAGGTACGCCAACGAATGACCGGGCGGTTTCCTACAATACATCAGGGCTTTATCAACGTCTTTACAGGACTTCAGGCACGTCTGCGGACTTCCAGCTTGTCTCTGAGCGCGCAGTAGCTACAACGGATTGGACAGATACCGTACTCGATGCAGCCATGATGGGTGACAGTCTTCTAAGCTCTGGCTGGTTGCCGCCACCTGTTGACCTGAAGGGCTTGATCACGCTACCCAATGGGTGCATGGTTGGTTTTCACGGTAACGAGCTGTGCTACTCTGAACCTTATCAGCCGCACGCGTGGCCTGACGCCAACAAGAACCAGACTGAATCAGTTATTGTAGGCATTGAATCGTTTGGTACGGCGGTTGTTGCCTGCACCAAGACTCGCCCGTATGTGTTCGACGGTGTTACTCCCGATGTCGTCACGGGCGACAAGGTGAATAAGATTTGGCCGTGTTTGTCCAAGCGCAGTGTTTGTGCTGTGGGTGACGGGGTGATCTATTCGACCAATACCGGCATGGTTTACGTTGGCTCCGCAGGCCCGAGGATTTGGACTGAAGGGCTTTACACGCTGTATGAATGGGAGAAGCTGGCCCCTTCAACTTTTGTGTGCGTCATGTCAAATGACAAGGTGTATGCGCTCCACACACCTGTTGGTTCTGCATACCCATCACTGCTCCAAATAGCCCCCAGTGAGAAGGCGTCTCTTACGGTAATCGGAACAGATGCGACTGAGCTGTATGCCGACTCTCTTGACGGGAACCTCTACCTAGTAAAGACAGAGGTGTATCAGTACAACGGAACGCCAAACGCCAGAAGCACATTCGTATGGCGCTCCAAAGCGTTCGAGCTTCCTGTCCCGGTAAATCTGGGCGTCGGTTTGATTGAGTATGTAGGCGAACTATCGGTTGACCAGATTGCCTCCGGGTACGCTCAAATCATCACAGCGCTTGCAACAAACCAAACCGTTATCACCGTAGGAACTTCAGTTGGTGCTTTCCGGCAGATTAACTTCGCTGACGCACCAATCGGCGGCGCAATGGGAATTGCGCCAATACCTTCGAAAAACGAGTTCCTGAAATACACACTCTATGCCGATGGTAAAGCCGTGGCGACAATTGATGTGTTATCAGGAAAGACGTTCCGATTGCCGGGGGGCTACACGTCAGACGTACTAACCCACGAACTAACCGGGAACGTGCGTGTTCGTTACCTGAAAGTCTCCGAAAATATGGAGGGGTTAAAGCTTGTCTAAGCGTGCTATCCCCAGACCGAAGCCGGAGACTGATCCGGCTGTCGCTGCCATAAAAGAGAACCTTGAGGTGCTGTTCGGACAGCGGGGCGGTAGGATCGCGCCGCTTCCCGAAACGGCTAGCACCGCAGAGCTGATTTCAAAGATCAACGAAATAATCGCCCGTCTTCAGTAGCCCGTTAAAAGCATGGCAATGTCCGTTGCCATGAAGAGGATTATCACTGACCAGGATGAGCGCATTGGCGCATGGGTGGCGGCCAGCATTGGCCGGGCTGCGCCATGGGGGCCATTTCACGCGCTCGGAATTGAGCAGGATGGAATCCTTATTGCCGGAGTTGTCTTCGATGGCTGGGTAAAAGAGGCGCGCTGTTCGATGCACTGTGCAGGCATCGGCAAACGCTGGCTTACCAGAGAATTCCTCTTTGCGTGCTTTGATTACGCATTTCGGCAGTTGAATTGCAAGGTGATCATTAATCCGGTGGATGCGGACAATGAAGCATCCATCAAATTCACTTCGCACATTGGTTTTGCAGAGGTAGCAAGGATTCCGGAAGGCTCCGGAGATTGCGACCTAATTATTTTTGCCATGCCGCGCAGGACGTGTCGCTGGTTGAGCGTTAGACGGGGTTAAGCATGGCTTACATCAGTAGACGGCAACTAGAATTCCTGGGCGAGCCCATTGGCAACATGTCCGGTGTTGGCGTGGACGGCCGCGCCATTTATCACGGTGGCGGAAAGGGCGACTCGCCACCAGCCCCCGATTACACGCCGATGGCGAATGCTTCTGAAGAATCGGCGCGCATCGGCGCAGAACTTGGCCGAGAGCAACTGGCTGAGAATAAGCGGCAGTTTGAGGTAAATCAAACGACGCTGAAGCCGGTTATCGATCAATCGATCGAGACGCAGCGTATTTCCAACGAGCAAGGCGTCAAGAATTATGAGACGTTCCAGGCCGAAGGTCGCCCCATCCAGCAGCGCCTTGCAAGTATTGCTCTGGGAGGCGACTACACCGACGCACAAAAAGCAAAGCAGGAAGAAGCGGCCGGCACGGCAATTTCCGATGCGCGCGCCGGAACAAGCCAGCAAATGAACCAGCTGATCCGCCAGGGATTGCGCATGGGATGGAGCCCGGCGAAGTTGGCTTCAATGGGCGGCCAGGCGGCCACAATGGGCGCACAGAGCCAGGTTTCTGCGGCAAATTTGGCTCGAACCGGCGTGCAGGGTAAGCAGCTGGCCCAGATGGGCGATGCGTACAACACCTATTCCGGCCTCGGATCTTCTGCACCGACGTTCTACAACTCGGGCACAGGCGCGGCGCAGGCGGCCAGCGGTACGCAACTTGGCGTATCTGGCCAGTACATGGGCGGAATGGCGCAGGGCAACGGAACGATCATGCAAGGGCAGCAGGCGCGCATCAGTGGCCTCGGCTCAATCCTGAGCAGTCAGACCGGCATATACGATTCGCAGATGGCGGCGAACTCATCTTCGGCCTCCGGGACAATGGGACTGATTGGTGCCGGCATCGGTGCAGCAGCGACGATCTACTAATGAGCGACTACGACGATATCTTTTCCCGCCATGATCGGGTGGCAATTCAAGTTTCTGGCGGCAAGGATTCGCTTGCTGCTTTGTACTTGCTGCGTCCATATTGGGATCGGCTGGTCGTCTATTGGCTTAATCCTGGAAATCCGTTTCCAGAGACGTATGAGGTAATTGACCGTGTTGCTTCGATGGTTCCGCATTTCAAAGAGGTACGAGGTCGCCAGCGCGAAATAATCAAGGAAGGCGGCTGGCCTTCTGATGTTGTACCAATTCGTTGGACAAGTTTCGGCCAGTTTGGCCTTGGCGAAAAGGCGTTCAAAGTGCAGGGGCGTTTTGATTGCTGCTGGCGCTCTCTGATGCTCCCCATGCACGAAGCCATGCTTGAAGATGGAATTACCTGCGTAATTCGAGGAAAGCGCAGCGACGAGGTTGATAAATCGCCATCCAGATCAGGCGACGTGATCGACGGCATCGAATTCGTCTATCCGCTGTGGGATTGGTCGGCCGGTGATGTGCATACGTTCCTGAGAGATAACGGCGTACAGCTTCCGGACTATTACCTCTACGTCGACAGTTCGCTCGACTGCATGGATTGCACCGCATGGTGGGAAGACGGTATCGGAAAATTCACCAAAGCAAGGTATCCAGCGCTTCATGCGGAGTACGTGAGGCGGATTGGTTTAATCAAGTCGGCAATCGCCGACGAATTGACACGAATCGAGGACTGAAATGGGTCGTAGAAAATACGCAGATCAAGGGCTGGCTGTCATACAGGGGTTCAACATGGGCCGCCAGGTTGTGAAGGATTTCCAGGATGACCAGGTGCGCGCCGAGGTGGGCGATGCAGCTCAAGCCAACCGGGCCACAGAATCAATGTCGGGCAATGATGCAGCCGCCGTTTTCAATAAGCAGTATGTGCCGCAGGATGGCGGGCCGGCGACGGCGGCCGAATACCTGCAGCAGAACCCAGGCGTAGCCGCTGCGCTGTCACCGGATCGTCAGGCCGGCTATGTCGTGGGAAAGGATAGCTTTGATAACCGTGCTTCTGCGAAAGCTAAGGCCAATGGCCTGAATGTCCAGGGAATGGCCGATGTTATGGCGCTCAACGGCAAGCCCGAGGAAGCAATGCGGCTTCAGCAGCAGGCGCGCCAGGGTGATTTGACTGAGTTGCAGATCAAGGGCGCCGAGCGTGGCGAACGCGAGGCAGCAGTTGAGGAAGAGTACAAGCTGAGCCGCCAGAAGCTGGCCGGCGAGTTCAGTGGCAACCGTATACGCGGCGATAACGACGCACTGATGTCGCAGTATGAGCAAGAGAAATCAGCCTATCAGGAAGCGCTCAAGGCAAACCCGGATAACCCGGCAGCGGCTGGCATTGCGCCGACCAAGCCGAAGCTGCGCACTATGACCGGGCTGGATATGCTGCATGACGCCAACCTGATCATGCAACACGACATGAAGTTTGGGAAAGTGGATCCAGCCAAGGCGCTGCAGTATCAGCAGATGGTTGGCCAGGTGAAGAAGGAAGTCAGCGTCGACGCATTCAAGCTGCTACACTCCGGTGACGTCAAGGGGGCGGTCAAGGCGTTCGAAGACCAGGGGGATCTGCGTCTTCCGGAAGGCGCCACCGTCGAGGCGCGCAAAGGTTTCTACGAAGTCGGTGGACAGAAGGTGCCGACCAATGAGCTCGTTGTGCATCTTGCGAATGGCCACGTCCAGGTAATCAACGGCCTGCAGGGCATGGATGCGCTCGATGCGGCCGATAAGATCATCGGTAATAACTTCAAGGGTGCGGAGCTCGGTATCAGCAAGCAGCGTGTTGGACTGGAAGGCGCTCGGGTTGGTCTTGCGAACAAGGCGGAGGCGCGGGCGCAGGCGGAATTCGATGCAGGGGCGCCAGACCGAAGCCTTAAATCGACTGTCTCGACGCTTCAGCTTGGACTGGCGAACGCGTCGACCGATGAAGAGCGCACGCAAATATCGGCCAAGCTCAAGGCAATTCAATCCGGCATGGGAGCAGACAAGAATTCTCCTTCTGAGGTCAAGCTTGCCAAGTCTCTCGTTGATTCCGGTTTGGCGAAGGACATGAAGGAAGGTCTGCAGATTGCCATGTCGAAGAGCGGGCAGTCGCCGACAGAGCGCCATCTTGATCTTGTGAAGCAGTTCTCGAAGGATGATCCAAATCCGAATCGCGCGATCGAGAAGGCTAACCAGATCATGGTAGCCTCTGGTTTCGTCAAGAGCGGATCGTCATGGAGTCAATCAGATGGTGCATCTGCGGCAACGCCAGCGCCCGCTCAGCTTCCCGCTCCAGAGCAGCGGAAGATCGGACAGTCCTATGACACGCCTAAAGGGAAATTGATCTGGCGCGGTACCGGCTGGGAGCAGCCAACCAAGTAGGCGTAGCAAGCATGGCAGCATCATCCTATCTACTTGATGGGCGGTGCCATGGAAAAGTTACTGAGCGACGAAGAAGTATTCGGAAAGCAATCAAATAGCGTAAGACTGCTTTCAGATGATGAGGTTTTCGGTACAGCGAGCAAGCGCCGGCCAATCGATCAGATCATCAAGGACGAGAGCGATCCAGTAAGAGCCGCCAATGCGGCTAGCGACGCCGGGTACGATTACGCCGAGATAGACAAGGCAATCACCGAACGCGAAGAGCGGGCAAAGGCGATGTCAGAGAAGCGCACGGTCGGAAATGTGGCGACGGATCTTGTTGCTCAGCCGATTATCGGTGCTCAGAAAATGGCAGCGGGTGGAATTCGCTTCGTTGGAGACGTCATTGCCCCTGAGCCAGACAAGCCAATCGACAATTTCCGCGAACAGGGTGGCGTAGCAAATGTTCGTCAAATCGTCGGGCGCGGGTTAAGCCAGTTCGGCGGGGAGATATACCAAGAGGGCGGAGACATTGAAAAGCAGGTCAATGTTGAAATGCCGAACGCAACCCTTCAGGGGTTGTACGGCGGCGCCAAGTCCCTCGCGTTGCAGGCACCAATGCTTGGCGCTCCCGGTGTTGCTGCGCCGCTTGCCTTCATGGGCGGGCAAGTCGGACTCGATAAATACGCCGAAGCACGTGAAGCGAAATACACCCCAGGTATGTCGGCCGCAATTGGCGCTGGGCATGGCGGTATCGAAGTCGCTACCGAATTGCTCCCGACAAAGTTCTTCAAGGAATCCATTGGAAAGGCTGGACTGAAGGAATTCGTTGTTGGCCTATTGGCGCGAGAAGTGCCGGGTGAGCAGGCGGCCACGCTGGGCCAGGATGCAATCGATCAGGCTGTCGGCCTATCGGGCAAGACAAAGGGCGATTGGGAACAATACTGGCAAGACCGGCCTGCCGCGGCTTATCAAACCCTTCTCGCCACACTGTCGCAATCCGGACTGCAAACGGCTGGCCATGCCGCATACAAGAAGCTATCAACGATCGGCGAGCCGAAGACCAATCAGGATCTGATTGCGCAAGAGCTCTCGGAAAATGTTGCCAGCACCAATTTCTCAGCCGAAGGAATCGCCCAGTCGGCAGTAAATCAACTGAGCCCTGACCGTGCGCAGATGCATGCGGCACCGGCCGCGAGTGCTGTTGATCCGACTGCCATGGCGACCACCGGGGATTCTGTAAATCCAGCTGCAAACGCATCTACGCCGATACCCGAGAATCCACAATCTTCCAGCGACCCGCTTCAGCGACTCGCAGAAATCGAGATTGAATCTTCGCGTCGCGAGCTCACGCCGGCCGAGGTTTCAGAAGCCAATTCACTTATTGAACAACTTCAAGGAGAAGAGAATGCCGTTACCGAGCTACATGACAATTCCTCAGAAACTCGGGGCGCGACCGAGCCCTCTGCTGATGTCGCTACTGGCGGGCAAGGGGTGCAAGGGGAAGAAGCCGCCGCCAAAACGGTAAAGCCAGGGGGCGAATGGGCAGAGTTTCCACCCGAGTCCGGAACACTCGGAATTCCTCGTTCCGAGATGCCGCAGATCAAGGCAGAGCACCGCGGCGCCCTGATCAATTTCATGAACGCTCGAGGCATCACCAGCCAGCAGGAAGAGGTTCCAGCTGACTCACTAAAGCCAACGCAGGCAGAGTATTCGCCGAAGAAAGTCGAGAAAGCCAAGGGGTTCGAAGGTGGTGATCGGTCGATTCTTGTTTCGTCGGATAACCATGTTCTCGACGGGCATCACCAGTTGCTCGCGAAGCAAGAAGAAGGGAAGCCGGTAAAAATCATTCGCCTGAATGCACCGATCAGCGACCTTGTTCCGCTGGCGCATGAATTCCCAAGCGCCACGACCGCGCCCGGAGCGCCTGGCACACCGCTAAATCAGGGGTTTGTTCCGCTCAATGTGCCGAGCCTGTCGCCGGCCGCACAGGCGCGGGTATCGGGAATCGATAGCAGGCTTGGTGAAATCCAGGCAGACATGCCGAATCGCACGGCGCCAGTGCGGGCATCTTTGCAGCGCGAAGCTGCTCAGCTGCTGAGTGAAAAAGAAGTGATTCACGCTCAAGCGGCAGAGGCGGCGCAAGCCAAGCCAAAACAGCCCGCCGCGCGCCAACCTTCGCCAATCGAGCGCCGCGATGATCTGGTCGGCGCAATCATGCGAGTGACTGGCGGCAATGGTATTGCGGCAAGCCATGCTCAAACCATCGTTGGCGATAAGGCGAACGCAGCAACCAAGGTTCGCGGGCTCTTTACCAACAAGGGTACAGCAGACCTTGGCGACACGGCCATGCTGTTGCGTGAACAGGAAGGCTACGACGTCAAAGACGGCGAGCATCTTTCGGAACTGATCCGCGAACAGGCGGCCGGAAATCCCGTGTACTCGATGGAGCGCATCGAGCGCGATGCCGCAGCGAATGCAGAAAAGCAGCACAAAGATTCGATCAACCGCCGCGCCGAAGAACTTGGCTTGAAGAAGAGCGGTGGCAAGCGTACTCTTGATGCTGTCATTGCTGATATTGCCCGCGAAGAAAAGCGCCTATCCGATCTTGAGTCAGATGCCGAGCGCGAGGCAATTCAGGCTGCCGACATCGCAGATAGTATTTATCAAGAAGAATCTGATCTAACTGAAGCCGATTTGATGCAATGGCTTGGTGATCGTGTCGAATATTCACAGGACGAAATCAATGAAGCCAATACCCGATCATCTAAAATCAAAAGTAGAAGATCTGAAGCTCGATCTATTGAAATATCCGATGAGCAAGCGCAAGGAGATCATCGAGAAGGGGATGGCGATCGCTCGTCAGCGACAATTGGTAGCCAATCTAAAGAAGGAGCGCGAGGAAATCTCGAAGACCAGTCCGCCACAGGGCAGCGGAGCAAAGATGATCAAGGCAATCAAGGAAGCAACAAAGGCGATCAGCAAGACCGTGTAACCGAGGACGGTCCAAAGCCGCAGTATCAGGCGGGCGATCGCATTGTTCCGGGAAAAGATGTATTCGATGGCGACATCGTAAAGACCAAGAATGGCAAGCTGTGGATGGCGCGCGTCAAGCGCGGGGACACAATCCCAGTTGTTCCGTTTGAAAACGGGAAGCCAGTTGTATCGGCAGATACACGCAAGACCTTCAGCCTGCTATCGCAGGAAGTCACGCACACCGGTGAAAACTATTACGGGCATGGCGGCCAGCCGAAGCCAGGGCTAACACTTACCGGCCAAACAGCCGCAGAAATCCGGCAACAGGAACAGGATCGAGTCGCTGCTGCCGCAGAGGCTGCGCGTCAGGAAACGCAAGACGCTGCCGACAAGAAGGCGGCTGAAAAGAAATCACTCGAAGATGCCATCAAGGCCCGAGCTGCGAACCCTGACAACTTCCAGTTTGGCGAAGATGCGAAAGCTGCAGCGAAGCCGATGGGTAATCTGTTTGATCAGCCTAGCGCCAATGCGCAAGTAGCTAAATCAAACGCCAAAGAACCCCCACCAAAATACGGAATTTACCAACTACCTGATGGATCGTTCGCAAAGTTCGATAGGGTTTGGTATCGCGGAGAAAAAACAGAGCGCGCTGCAATGCTCTCTGAAATGGTTATCCCAGGAAACGCTGCGCCAAAAGATAGGCTAGATAGCCAATCATGGGTATTTACCAAGGGGTTTTCCCGCAATGAATACGATGGTAGTCCATTGCGTCTTACCAAGAATGGCGAGGATGCTGCGGTCGACGCCAGCAATGAGCGAGAAACAGCGGATCGACCAAGCGCCGAACCTGTAACGGAGCCGGAGAAATCCGAGTCCAGTACCCCATCAGAAATGGACTCGCTCAAAGCAGAGATGGGCGATGCCATTGGAGAACTAGCTTCTATCCTTGGTGTGAAGATGAATCTCACACCGGAAGAGGAAAGCAAGATCATTCCGGTGATGTCGAAGATTTTCCGCATCGCCGCAAAGATGGGTTACATCAAGTTTGCTGATGCAGCGAAGTATGTCATGCAGCAGATTCGCACTATGGCCGGGACAATCGTTGCCGACAAGATCAGCATCGAGAATCTTCAGGCCGGTTACATAAATGTTTCCAAGGAGATCGGCGGCGACAAACGCGAAGCCATGTCCTATGATTCAATTGAAGACTTGGAGAAATCAGAAAATGTCACTGACGAGCGTAGCAGCACCGATCTGGAACGAGATAGCCAAGACGCAGAAGCTGCGGACGCCGTGGGCGAAGATGGCGTTCGCGCTGGACGGGATGGCGATGGCGGAACTGGAAGACAAGGAGTGGAAGGAGCTGAAGCTGAAAGTGGACAGCGAGGTAGCGAGCGCAGTAGTGAAGATGAAGCCGCTACTGCTGGAGAACATAGCGATCAGCAAATATACACAGGCGCACCCGAACTATCGCCAGGCTCTGCCGGAAGTCGTGTCGATATCGGAAGCAGTAATGATAGCCTCGATGGATTACCCATTGAATCAGACGCAGCAGCAGCAGTTGAAAAAACTGCTACAAGCAGAGTTCAAAAAGAACGGGATCAACTAGCCCAGCAAAAGTCCGACAACAAGCCGCAAGGCGAAGGACTAGCCGCTGTTCGTGCTGCGCTTCCTATCCTCACCGAAGGGCAGCAAGACGACGTATTCAAGACTGAAACGCGCTTCGCTGTTCCTGACGGTTACGGCATGCTTTTCACCAACGGCACAGGAACTGGTAAAACATTCTCTGGTCTTGGCGTCATTAAGCGCATGGGCAATCAGGGAAAGAACAATATCCTGATCGTCGCGCCTAGCGATGAAATCATCAATGCTTGGCAGAAGGCCGGCAAGTTGCTTGGCCTTGAGCTTACCCGCCTTGCTGATACCAACGACGCCGGAACGGGTATCACCATCACGACCTACGCCAACATGGGCGCCAACAATGCGCTGGCAACACGCGACTGGGATATGGTCGTCCATGACGAAGCGCACTACCTGGCGATGGATAAGGACGGCACCAGCACCAATGCACTGAAGAACCTGCGGGCGATCACGTTGCATCCGGATGGCGTGTTTCAGCGTCACAACATGATCAATGCGGCCGACATCCAGCGTCTGGCCGAGCTGGACGCGAGCGCCAAATCAGACCGTATGTCTGACTTTGATGTTCAATGGCAGCGTGCCGAGGTTACGCAGAAAGAAGCCGACAAGCTGCGCAACGAACTGAAGGTCAAGCAAGACGCCATCAAGCAAGACGTAGCAGATCGCCAGGGCGCCAACCGCACCCGCGCGTTGTTCCTATCTGCAACACCGTTCGCCTACGAGAAAACAATCGACTGGGCCAATGGCTACATCTTCGACTACAACGAGGGCCAGGCCAGCGAAGATCGCGAGTTCAGGGGTTACAACTCCGGCAGCAACAAAGACCGTTTCTTCATGCAGCACTTCGGCTACCGCATGCGGACGGGCAAGCTGACGCAGCCAGATGCTAAGGTCGATAGCGGTTTGATGCAGCGCCAGTTCAACGCCTGGCTGAAGAAGAAAGGATCGTTGTCTGGCCGCATGCTCGATGTCGCAGCCGACTATGACCGCAAGTTCATCCTGGTTGATTCGGCTATTGGACAGCGTATTGACGAGGCGCTGCAGTGGTTTGAGGTGAAACGCAAGGCGCAGCACTCCGGCACAGGTGAGATGGGCGAAAGAGCCGGCGCCATCATGGCGAAGGCTGACCCATACGTTGATGCGCTGAACGCTGTGCGCGACCAGATCGCAGAGAAGTTCGATTACCTGTCGCGCCGCTACCTGCTCGAATCGATCAAGGCCCGCGAAGTGGTTCCGCATATCCGCGAACACATGGCGATAGGGCGCAAGATTGTTGTGTTCCACGACTACAAGAAGGGCGGCGGATTCAACCCGTTCATTCTTGACGAGCGTTCAGTGAAATCTCAAGAGGCGATAGACGCCACAGTGTCGGCCGAGCAGTGGAATCGTGTTGTCCGCGAGTTCAATGCTGAGTTCAAAGACATCATCAATTCAGACCTGTTCAGACAGTCGTCTCCGATTGATATGTTCAAGCAGGAATTCCCAGGCGTGCTGCTGTTCAATGGCGACGTGCCGGCCAAGACGCGCTGCGACAATGTTGCCAAGTTCCAGGACGACGCCAGCGGTCCGCAGATCATCCTTGTTCAATCTGCTGCAGGCAAGGAAGGCATCAGCCTGCATGACACCACAGGAAAGCACCAGCGCGTTCTATTCAACCTTGGACAGCCAACTCAGCCGACTACCGCTATCCAGCAGGAAGGCCGTATCTACCGAACCGGCCAGGTGACTGACGCAATGTTCCGCTACTTGAACACGGGCACCAACTGGGAGAAATGGGCTTTCGCAACAACCATCGCCCAGCGTGCCAGCACAGCAGAAAACCTAGGCATGGGCGAAATGGCTCGCGCCTTGAAAGATGCGTTCGTCTCAGGATTTGAAGAATCTGGCGACTATCGCGCCGGGATGGCAGGCGAGGGCAAGGGTGGCAAGGAACGCGACAAGGCCGCGAACGACGCGCTGACCGAATACGACCGCGCTCGCGCTTTCTACTTCGGCACGCAGAAAAAGAACAGCAAGACCAAGGCGCAGGAAGGTGCTGACTACTTTGCAACGCCTGAACCTGTCGGATTGAAGATGGTTGAATGGGCTGACGTTCGCCCAGGTGAGCGCGTGCTTGAGCCGTCAGCCGGCCATGGCGCTATTGCTCGCTGGTTCCCTGACACAGCAGACAAGACGGCAATCGAGCCAAGCATGGCGCTACGCTCGCGCCTGGCGATGGTGTTCAACGGAACGATGATCGACACCGACTTCGAGTCGATGAATGTCGTCAATAAGTTCGACGCCATCGTGATGAATCCACCGTTCGGCTCTGGCGGGAAGATGGCCGTTGAACACTTGGCAAAGGCCGCTACGCACTTGCGTGATGGTGGCCGCATTGTGGCCCTGATTCCTACGGGACCGGCTGCTGACAAGAAGTTCGACAAGTGGATGTATGGCGAGGAAGAGCGAGCCATCAAGCCACTTTTCGACCATCCTGTTCTTGGTCCTATCTACCGCGGCGATACCGTTAATACGCGCGCAAGCTGGATGAAGGAAGGCGTCATTGTTCGCCGTGACAAAGACGGTCATTTGTGGATGAAGCGCGAAGGCGTGCCGGGTGAATCAATGGTTGCCACGGAGTCATTCACCAGCGTCAAGCCGACAGGCAAGCGCACCGAGATGGTCAAGACGGCACCCAGCCTGAACATGGTTGCCGACATCAAGATGCCGTCAGTCACGTTCGAGCGAGCCGGCACGCAGGTAATGACGCGCATTGTTGTGATCGAGAAACAGACTGCTGCGGACAAGGTGATTGATACCCGTGGCGTCTATAACAAAGACTTCACCGGTGAAGACGACATCAATGCGCTGTTCAACCGCATGGAAAACATGGCGTTGCCTGGCCGCTTGAAAGAGCGCACTGAGGAAGAAGTGCCGGCGACGAAAACGCAGAAGGTGGAAAATCCAGCACCGTCAGCAGTTGGCGATGTGGTCACAATCGAAGGGGCAGAGTACCCGATTGAAATCTACGTCACGAACGACGGAAAGGAAAAGCGCGGCATCTGGATGGCAGAGAGGCTGGCCAAGGCGCTTAATCCGCGTGCGTTTAAGACAGCGAAGAACAACGGTACGCCGAATCAAGGCAAGTTCTTTGTCGATGAATACTGGCTGAAGAAGAACGGCCCGGCAGTGCTATCAGCTGCGCCGTTTTCGCGCGGGGAAGACTTCACACCAATCAGCCTTGACGTTGCTGCCGGCGTTGTCCAGCGCGTCCGCGCCATCGCGGAGAAAGAGTGGAAAGTCGATATTCGCCTCGTCCCGACCTTTGATTCGCTTCCGGACGATACGAAACAGGCAATAGCCAAGTATGGTGAGGACACCAAGGCCAAGGGCGTACTGCACAAAGGGGTTATTTATCTGGTTGCTGATGAACATGAGTCAGAAGCCGATTTGGAAACCACTATTCTGCATGAAGCCAAGGGGCATGTGGGGATTCGTCGATTGTATGGAGCAGAGGCAGAGAAAAAACTGAATGCCTTGTTCGATGCTATCGGCGGCGCGCCGGGCCTGGCCAACATTGCCAAGCGCCGCGGATTCACTGAAGAAATGCAGGGCTATGCGCTGTCGCTCAAGGATTCGGATTTCTCGAATGGTGAGCGGACACGGATCATCATGGAGGAATTGCTTTCCCACATCGCCCAAGAGCCAAAATTCACGGACAAGGTGAAGGCCGTTGTTGGTGCGGTTCGCGCATGGCTTCGAGATAACGGTTTCATGAGCCTGTCAAGCTACGGAGAAACCGACCTTCTTAAAATCCTCAGTGATGCCAGCAAATCGCTAAGCGTTATCCGATCCGAAGACGGCCTAGCCGTCCTGATGGCGTCGTCCCGCATTTCGGCAACCGCCAACAATGCTTATCAGCAAGGGAAGCAGAAGGTTGCGGATCTAACGAGTCCGGAATCAATCAACACCCTGGTCTATAACTTCCAGAACAAGTACGTCGACCTGAAGAACATGCAGGACCGAATCAAGGCGATAGGCGGCACGCTGACCGATCTGAATGATGCCTATCTCGGTGAAGAGATGTATCACGGCAAGGTGATGAAGAAGACCGCGGATTTCCTCGACGAAGAGATTCATCCGTTGCTTCGCCAGCTGTTCAACAATGGAATCAAGAAGGAAGATTTCGAGCAGTATTTGCATGCCAGGCATGCGCCGGAGCGTAATGCGGCTATGGCTTTGCGCAATCCGAATCAGGCGATGATTGATGCCGGCCAGACAAAGGCGGATGCGGATCTGAAATCGTTACATCTGCAGTTGCAAAATGCTCAGGCGCATGGCTTGGCTACCAAGGCGATTGATAATTCTATCGAGAAAGCTAAGGCAGAGCGTGCGCAATGGCATGGCGCTCAGGCATTCAAAGGCACCGAGGACGAGCGCAACTCGCTTTCCGGTATGAGCGATGCGGCGGCAGCGCAGATCATGTCTGCCGTGAGGCCCGGCCACCGTCATGCAATGGATTCTGCCGCAGCTAAGGTAGATGCCATCAATGCCAAGTCGCTTGATCTCCAATTGAATTCAGGCTTGATTGACCGGGCAACCTACAACGCGATCAAGAGCGCCTATAAATTCTATGTGCCATTGCATCGTGACGAGGCGCACCCAGATAGTGCCAGCCATCCGATAGGGCAGGGCTTCAGCGTTAAGGGCAGCGGCATCAAACGGGCGACCGGTTCAAACGAGACGGTGACAAACATTCTCGGCCACGTTGCCATGAATCGCGAGGCGCAGATCACGCGCTCTGAAAAGAATAGCGTCTCGAAGCGGCTCTATTTGCTGGCTTCGCAGAATCCGGACAAAGACTTTTGGAGCGTTGGCCGGCCGCCGACGATCAAGACCATTGACCCGCGCACTGGCTTTGTCCGTTCGCAGGTTGATCCAAACTATGCCAGCAAACCGAATGTGCTGGTCGTTCGCATTGCCGGCAAGGATGCGGCCATTGTATTCAATGAACACAACCAAGAGGCCGTGCGCCTGGCTGGTGCATTGAAAAACCTTGATGGGCAGGATCTTGATGTTGTCGAGCGCACGATAGGTAAGGCAACACGGTGGTTTGCTGCGGTCAACACGCAGTACAACCCTATTTTTGGCATCGTCAATTTGATGCGCGACTCCCAAGAGGGAATCATCAACCTGACAACGACGGAAATCGGAAACAAGAAATGGGATGTTGCGAAAACCATTCCGTCTGCGATGCGCGCGATTTACCAAATCGAGCGGGGTGGTATCGCTAGCAATCAGCGGATGGGTGATCTGTGGAAGGAGTTCCAAAGCGTAGGCGGGGAAACTGGCTATCGTGATCTATACGCCTCACCAGAGGATCGCGTGAAGGCGCTGGAGAAGGAGCTGAAATCGTTTGAGCGAGGAAGTATCAGCAAGCGGGCGCATGCCGTTGCTGAATGGCTTTCCGACTACAACACGACGATGGAGAACGCGGTTCGTCTTTCGGCCTACAAGGTGTCCATTGAAAACGGATTGAGCAAAGAGCGCGCAGCCAGCCTGGCAAAGAACCTCACAGTGAATTTCAATCGCAAGGGAGCAAAAGCGGCAAAGCTCGGCGCGCTCTACGCATTCTTCAATGCGTCCGCCCAGGGCACGGCCCGGGTAGCACAAACTATGCGCGGCCCAGCCGGAACGAAAATACTGATTGGCGGCGTCGCGATTGGCATTCTTCAGCAGGCGCTCGGCATGATGATTATGGGCGGAAGCGGAGATGACGACAGCGAATGGGACAAGATTCCTGACTTCATCAAGGAAAATAATCTCATCTTCCCGATTGGCCACGATAAGTTCGTTTCTATTCCTCTTCCGCTTGGCCTCAAAGTATTACCGAACATTGGCCGCCTGTTTGCAGAGTGGGCAACCGGTGGTGAAGATCGGCCTACCGGGAAGCAGATTGGCAAATTACTGAGTATTGCCATCGGATCATTTAATCCGCTGGGCGGCAGTGACGTGGTGGACATGGTTTCTCCGACTGTCGCTGACCCGGTAATTTCCTTGCTTCGAAATAAGGACTGGACGGGCAAGCCGATATACCGCGAGGACATGGCAAGCCTTGATCCAACACCGGGATTCACGCGTACTAAGGATTCGGCAACGCCATGGGCAAAGGGATCGAGCTACATGATCAACCTGGCAAGCGGGGGGAACGATTATCGTCCTGGACTATGGAGCCCAACTCCGGATCAAATTGACTACGTTATTGGCCAATTAACCGGTGGCGTCGGTCGCGAGCTTGGGAAGGCAGTGCAAACCGTATCGTTTCCTTTCACCGGCGATGAACTGCCAGCGCACAAAATTCCGCTTGCTGGCCGTCTATATGGGACCACTAATGGACCAAGCGGCCAGTCCGAGAAGTTCTACGAGAACATCAAGGAGCTGAACGGTATCCAGCGCGAATTGAAGGGGCGAATCAAGGACGACAAGGATGTTACTGAATTTCTTGAAAAAGAGAAGCGCGCCGATCTGATTGGCCTGGGAAATTCAGCAGAGTCCCAAGTGCGGCATCTTCGCCAGCAGCGCCGGATACTTTCCAAGGAAGGCGACACCGCAGGAGCAAAGGAGATTGACGCATCAATCGCTGCAGTAATGAAGGGGCTCAATATGGAAATGCGTCCAGCGAATCGATAGCGTGATGGAAGAGCTCTACAAGAAAATGAGGGGCGGATTGTCTGATGTTGAATACGACGCCAAGCGAAACACTGCGGTACGGAAGATTGAAAAGGAGAATGAAAATTTTTCCAGCCGGTGACATGATCGGAAGCGGCAACGAATAACGCCGGCACTAATCCGTAGTTACTGCTTCGCCATCACCTTCCGCTGCCGCCTTGGCGACCAGCGCGTCAATCCAGTCCGCCCAAGCCTGCATCATCTCCCGGCGCTCTGGTATGTATTCTGCATGGTTATAGGCCGCCTTAACTTGGTTTCGCTCAGCATGGGCCAATTGCTTTTCAATGATGTCGCTTCGCCAGCCCAGTTCATGCAACTGGGTAGAGGCGGTCGTCCGGAAGCCGTGCCCGCTGAACTGACCTAGATAACCCATGCGCTCAAGAACGCGATTTATAGTGGTGCTGGTCATACACGTTCCTGAAGTCCGCAGGTTCGGGAACAGGAACTTGCGGTTGCCGGAAATCATGTGCAACTCGCGCAGCAGCGCAACAGCCTGCCGGGACAGCGGGACAATATGGACCTCGCCCGGCAGCATGTGTTTTGCCATCTTCATTCTGATCGCCGGGATGCGCCACTCAGCCGCATCCAGATCAAACTCGACCCACTCGGCGAGTCGTAGCTCTTTCGTTCGAATGAACGTCAGAAGCATCAATCGGACAGCAATTTTCGTCCCCAAATATCCCCCATAAGCATCCAGCTTTATCAGGAACTTCGGTATCTCGTCTTGCGACAGCGGCGGGTTATGCCGTACCGGCTTTCGCTTCAGCGCGCCGGCCAGCGACGTAGCCGGATCGAATTCGGCTTTCTGGTTCGGGATCGCCCAGCGGAAAATCTGACTCGACCATTGCCGGATCAGGACCGCGATTGTCCCGGCCCCTCGCTTCTCGACCTTGCGGATGATCTCCAACAGGTGCGCCGCCTTGACGGTTCGGATTGGGAAAGCCCCGATGGTCGGGAAAACGTCCTTGGTCAAATTGTCATCGACCTGCTTCGCGTAGGTTGCAGACCAATGCGCCTTGTTGTCGACGATCCACTCGCGGGCGACTGACTCGAAAGTGTTGGTGTTCTCATCGATCACGCCCAGGCGCTCGGCCTTCTTCGAACTGGTTGGGTTCAGCCCCTGCTTGACCTGATCCCGCGCCCACTCGCGTGCCTTGCGAGCATCGGACAGCGAGACGGCCGGATATTCACCGATGGTGTAAATGCCGTCCTTGCCGTCTGGCTTCCAGTAGCGGTACCGCCAGAACTTTGCCCCGGACGGCCGGACCTCAAGAAAAAGCCCCTGGCCATCCTGCAGCTTGTAGGGTTTCTCTGTGGGCTTGGAATTACGGAGCTTTGTGTCTGTGAGGGATGCCATCTACCGGATAAGAACCGCTGGGGAATGTCTTATCCGGTAGGTTATCCGGTTTTTTGTACGCTGTGGTGCGTACGCGTGATTTCTTGCGCGACGAAAACGCAGAATATCTAGAGCTGGCGCGGTGCTGGTGATTCAGGATGCGACAACCTGCTTCTAGCGTCGTGATTATCCACCATCAGAAGCATGGTGTTGATTCCTTGGTTTTTTTGTCGAAAGCGCATTCTACCTCAAAGGCTGCATGCCGCCGGAGCCCTGCCTTTTCGATTAGAATTCGCGTTTTCCGTTCGGAATTCCCATGAACGCAGCGCACGCCATGCCCCCGCACCGTCTTTCCATCGTCGTTCCTGTTTACAACGAGGAAGACAATGTCGCACCGCTCGTCAAACGCGTGCATGAAGCGCTGGAAGGCTATGAAAACCCCTGGGAGCTGGTGCTGGTGGATGATGGCAGCAGCGACGGCACGGTGGATCGTGGCTTGCTCGCCGCCAAGGAGTACGGCCCGCACGTCCGCATCGTTGAACTGACGCGCAATTTCAAGCAAACGGCCGCCATGCAGGCCGGCATTGATGCGGCACGCGGCGATGTCATCGTCACCATGGATGGTGATTTGCAAAATGACCCTATCGACATTCCGCGCATGGTCGCCCGACTGCTTAATGAAAATCTCGATCTGGTCGCCGGCTGGCGGCAAAACCGGCAGGATGGCCTGTTCCTGCGCAAGATTCCCTCGAAAATTGCTAACAAGCTGATCGCCCGTATGACCGGTGTGCATCTGCGCGACTACGGCTGCAGCTTGAAGGCCTTCCGTGGCAGTGTGATCAAGAGCGTGCGCCTGTACGGCGAAATGCACCGCTTCATCCCGGCCTGGCTGGCCACCGTGACGACACCACGGCGTATCGCGCAGGAACCGACGACGCACCACGCGCGCACGGCTGGCGTTTCCAAATACGGGATTTCGCGCACCTTCCGCGTCATTCTCGATTTGATTGCGGTGTACTTCTTCATGCGCTTCCGCGCCCGGCCTGGCCATTTTTTCGGCGGCATCGGTCTGTTTCTGACGGCGATTTCCCTGCTCGATCTGAGCTGGCTGGCCTGGGTGAAGTTCGGGCTCGGCGAATCAATCGGTGGTCGTCCGGCCCTGATTGTCGGCATCGGCGGCCTGATCGCCGGGGTGCATTTCATCACCACCGGTGTGCTCTCGGAAATCATGGCGCGCATTTACTTTGAATCCGGCACCGTGCGTTCCTACGCCGCCCGTCCAGAAACACAGCTGGCGGCCGACCAAGGTTGGCACGCGCCACAGTGAATGCGGCGGTCGACGCCCGTCCGGGTGTCAAAACCGATCTGGCCGTACTCGGCGGACTGGCTTTGGTCCTGCTCGCTTGGCGTTTCTGGCTGATCCCGCAGCTGGGTATCACGCTGTACGTCGACGAAGCCCAATACTGGACTTGGTCGCAAGAAATGGCTTGGGGGTTTTTCTCCAAGCCACCCGGCATTGCCGCCCTGATCTGGCTGTCGACCGCGCTCTTTGGCGACGGCATTCTCGGCGTCAAGGCTTTAGCCATGTTGTGCTATCCGGCCACGGCCTTCGTCTGCTGGGCCATTGCGCAACGTCTTTACGATGCCCGCATTGCTTTCTGGTCGGCGCTGACGGTGCTGACCTTGCCGATGTTTTCCTGGCTCGGCCTGTTCGTGTCGACCGACGCCTTGCTCACCTTGCTGTGGAGTCTGGCGCTGTGGGCCTATCTGCGCGCCCTGGCCGACGACCGCCCGGCCAACTGGCTGCTGCTCGGCCTGATCGGCGGCCTCGGCCTGCTCTCGAAATACACCATGGCGGCCTGTTTGCTGGCCATCTTCCTGCATTTGCTGGTTTTTCACCGGCCAATGTTGAAATCGGCCCATCCCTGGCTGGCTGCCGGGCTGGCTTTGCTGATGCTCAGTCCGAACATTGCCTGGAATGTGGCGCACGATTTCCCGACGCTGAAACACACGGCTGACATCACGGTAAATAAAGTCGCCGCCGGCGGC